ACGTTGGTGTCACAACTTCATTCTTCCAAGATCATGAAAGAGGTTTACCTATAGTTGGTATTATATCTGAGAGGACATTTGAAGTTCAAGCTGGTTTAACAACTATACCACACGTTTATCAAGGTGGTGGAAGTGTGTATGAATTCTATCCAGATTTAACATTTGGATCTGGTTATCGTGATCCTGTTTCTATTGGTGCTACTGATATTGAATTTGTACATAGATTTACTTCAGCAAACACAAATGCAATAACAGATAACACATCAACAAGTTATACACCATCAACAGTAGATTATATTTCATCAACAGGAGAATTGATATTAACTCTTGGTAATAATCACGGTTTAACTGCTGCAACTAAACATGATGTTAATGGTGCAACATATAATCCAACAACTGGGGCAATGACAATAACCGCAGGTGTATTGACTAATGGTCATGGGTTCTCTAATGGTGATTATATTAAGATTAATGATCATTCAATTACACTTACCTGTACAATGGATAGTAATGGTAGCAACCATACTTATCCTAGACCATCTGACCCAATAAGCGGTAAATGGATAACAATTTCAAATGTAACTCAATTCACTTTTGATATTAATGTTGGTGCTTCACCAGAAGTAGCATTCACACCTACTTTTGCTGAATATGATCCTACAACAGGATTAATGGAGATAACAATTGGTGCTCATACATTAAGACCAGGAACTAGCATCAAACTTGATCAAGAATCGATTAAATTCACTTGTGATCTTGATGATAATAATGCTGAAAAGGCGTATCCTAGAACAACTGATCCATTCTTTAATACAGCAATTAAGATTGAGTCTGTTACTGATACAACTATCACAATTCAAACTCTAACCACAATACCATCAACAAACATTTCTAGACATACCTTTAGTAGTGCAAATGCTAATGCAGTTAAAACTGGTGGTAATTATACACATTCATATGTGGCGAATCTACCTGCAGCAGTAGACGCTATTAAGAGAGCAACAAATACAATTACTATTGCAACAGAATCTTTAAACTTTACTTGTTCTAGAGATAAGCACAATAGTATTCACCCATATCCTCGCTCTACCGATCCTGCTGCTGGTCAAACATTAGGATTAGATGATGCTACAATTAATACTATTAGTGTTAATGTTGGATCTGGTGGAGGAGGAGGAACTGGTGCTTTATTTACTGCTAAAGTTGCAACGAATAAGCATAAGTTTGTAAACTCTATTGGCACTCATATATTTGTAGGAACTAATAAGTGGGATGCTGTTACTGTTGGTACTACAAAGAGATCTGTTTCTGCTGCCACATATATCCCAACTACTGGAGTATTAGAATTAACAATAGGATCACATAGTTATACTACAAGTGATACTTTAACTATTGCAAAGAAAGCACTCAACTTTACTTGTGATGCTGATAATCACGCAACTATACACGCTTATCCAAGAACTTCTGATCCAGCATACAATACAGCATTAGCAATTACTGCTGTAACTGGAACTACTGTAACTGTTAATGTTGGTGCTCCACATCAACAAGAAGGTGTTACTGTTTCATACGGAACTACAACTGCAAGCAACGCAACTTACGATCCTTCAACTGGAGAGTTGATTGTTATTAGTAATAATCATGGTATTGCTGGTGCATCTCTTATAACACCAACAAACGCTTCTTATGTTAAGAACACTGGAAATTTAACTCTAACCAAAGCAGGACATGGATATTCTGTAGGAGATAAAATCTTAATTGAAGATTATGGTTTAACATTCACTTGTACAAAGGATAATAATCAAACAGAACACAGATATCCAAGACCAACTGATTATGCAAGTGGAAAATGGATTTCAATTTACGCAGTAACAACTAACACATTCAAAGTTAATGTAAATCCAAGTCCATCATTATCTCAATTTACACATACATTTGTACCTGGAAAGACTGTAACTAACTGTATTCAGAAATCAAATGCTAATGTTGGAATTACAACAGGATCTTTAGTATTCAAATGTGCTCAAGATGCTTATCAAACAGTTCACCCATATCCACGTATAACTGATCCAGCATATAATACAGATTTACCAGTTGGTAGAGTAACAATAAACAGTATGAGATTGCAAGTAGGTAAGTCTCCTGCTGGAACTGGTGGTGCTTTAGACTTTACTATTACTAATCAGGGTGCAAGATATGTTAATCCTGAAATTTCAACACCAGAACCAATTTATGAAAATATGCCTGTTGTCGGAATTTCTAGATTGGGTATTGGTAAGACCGAAGAAACTGGTAGAAATTTATTAGTTAATCTTAATGTTGGAGCAGCAACAACAAACGTTGGAACTGCTAGAAGTATGTTTGAGATTTCTGAATTTGATGTTGCCAGAGCTGGTTATTCGTTTGCTGTTGGTGATAAGTTCAAACCAATTGGATTAGTAACCGATAAGAGATTACAAAAACCTTTACAAGAGTTCCAACTAGAAGTTGTTTCAACGTTTAATGATTTCTTCTCTGCTTGGCAGTTTGGTGAATTAGATTTCATAGATGATATTTCACCTATGCAAACTGGAACTAGAAAGAGATTCCCACTATTCCGTAATGGTCAATTATTAAGTTTTGAAATTGATGAAGAATCTTTACTAGGAGAGCAAATTGATTTAAATGCAGTTCTAGTAATATTTGTAAATGGTGTTATGCAGACTCCTAATGTTGCATATCAGTTTGAAGGTGGAACTACGTTTACATTCACAGAAGCACCATCAGTAGAAGATAAAGTTGATGTATTCTTCTACAAAGGACAAGATGGTATTGATGTTGAGATAGTTAATATTAACGAAACTATCAAAATTGGTGATGATATTCGCATTACTAAAAATCCAGCATTTACAGATACTATTGATCAGGAAAATGATAGGATTATCAAAGATATTCTTGGATCTGATCTTGTTGAAACAACATTATACAGAGGAAAGGGTATTAATGAAAATACATTCAAACCTATTGATTGGACAAAACAGAAAGAAGATAAGATTATTAAGGGTGAATTAATCTCTAAAGCAAGAGAAATTATTGAACCACAAATATATCCAACAGCAAAGGTTATTGGAGATGTATCTACTTCTTCTGGTACAGGTGCTAGTGGTGGAATATTTGTTGATGATGCAGAATCATTCTTCTATGAAGATGACACCAACCCTGCATTAGGAACTGACGATAGGTACAATGTTAACATCACAGCAGTAGATGCATTATTAATGTCATCTGATAATTCTGTAGCAGCAGCGATTACTGCAACTGTTTCTGCTAAAGGTGATATATCAGCATTGACTATTGTTGAATCTGGTAGTGGTTATGTTGGTTCTGCAGTTACATTATCAATATCAGCACCAATAGGAGTTGGTATTGGAACAACTGTTAAGAATGAATATGCACAGGTTGGAGTTTCTACATTCGCAGAAGCAACTGCTAACATCGTAAATGGTAAAGTTGATTCCATAACAATAGACAATATTGGATTAGGATATACTCATACAAATCCACCACATGTAATTATTAAGAGACCTCTATATCAAACTGAGAGGATGACCTCATTTGATAATGTTGAAGGTTACACTGGTATTATTACTGGAATTTCTGCTGTACAAGGTTCTGGTGGAGCAGGAACTAAAGCACTTAAGTTCTTCTTTACTTCACATAAATCAAATGCTAATAAGCTAGCAGTTGGATATCCTTTATTAATAAAAGATACCACAATAGGAAGTGGAGTTACTTCTGTTGATGGAAATGATAACAGTGTAGTTGCTATTGGAACACATTTCTTAGATAACATCTACAAAGTTCATACATTCTCACAACTTAGCGATTTTAGAGCAGAAATTACCTGTGATATTTTAAGCACAACTAATACTACTGGTTTTGCTCAAACTGGTTATTATGATATAACCAATATTGGATTGACAACCTCGTTAGGAACTATATCTTGGGGTAGAATATATAATGGAACTAGATCAACTTCACCAATTTCAATAGGCGTTACTGGATTGACAGTTGATTCTGGATTATCAACATACCCAACAATACAAAGAAGGTATTATGGTGGTTTAAATTCTGAATTTGGACTACGAAATACAGGTTCCATTAGGATTGTTAGTGGACTATAAAATTATGTCTATAAATAAAGAAAAAAAGTTTAATTTATAATCATGCCAGCAATTGTTACTGATCAGTTTAGAATTTTAAACGCAAACAATTTTGTCGAATCAGTAGAATCAGATAAAAATGCTTACTATGTTTTTATTGGGTTATCAAATCCAACAGGAACACCATCTCCTAGTGTTAATGTAGGGTATGGTAGGTCTAGTGATTGGAATAAAACTAATTCTACACCTAAACCTCTTGACAGTTTTTCTAGTACTGCTCATGTAGGCGATACTATGATGTTTGGTAAGAGAATTGCCTCTGCTAATATAAGAAGAATTGTTAGAAGAATAGATTGGACTTCTGGTAAAAGATATGAAATGTATCGTGATGATTATTCAACTGAAGCAGGTGCTCAGAGTCCAATAAACGATTCTAGTAGATTATATGGTGCAAGTTATTATGTAATGAACTCTGAGTTCAAAGTGTATGTTTGTATCTCAAATGGTTCTAGTGGTGATAATCCTACTGGAAATATTTCTCAGGATGAACCAATGTTCACTGATTTAGAACCTTCTAGAGCAGGTACTAGTGGTGATGGTTATGTTTGGAAGTATCTTTATACTGTTTCTCCAGCAGATATATTAAAATTTGATTCTACAGAATACATTACTGTTCCTAATAATTGGTCAACAAGTACAGATGCCCAAATAAAAGCTGTTAGAGAAAATGGAGATTCTTCATTAAACAGTAACCAGATCAAACACATTTACATCGCTAATGCTGGTGGTAAGTATGCAGATGGATTAGGACAAGAAGTTGACATACTAGGAGATGGTACTGGTGGTAAAGCTAGAGTTGATGTAGTTGGCGGTAAAATAGCTAATGCTACTGTTAGTTCTGGTGGAAGTGGTTATAGTTATGGGTTGGTAGATTTGGGTGCATTACAAGATGCTGCTCATCCATCAAACCAAAGAGCGAAACTTGTTCCAATCATACCTCCATCTTTAGGTCATGGATATGACATCTATAAAGAATTAGGTACTGATAGAGTTTTAATATATGCTAGATTTGACGATTCTACAAAAGACTTTCCATCTGATACTAAATTTGCACAGGTAGGAATTGTTAAAAATCCAACTAAAGTGGGAACAGCAGTAACTTACAGCGATTCTACATTTTCATCAACACAAGCATTTATTTTTGATACTATTGCAGATTCATCTGTTACACCAAAAGTTGGTGAGCGTATAACGCAGGTATTAACTTCTGGCAGAATTGCTCAAGGGTATGTTGCTTCTTATGATGAAGAAACAAAGGTTATGAAGTATTTTAGAGATAGATCTCTAAATTATACTACTACATTAGATCAAACTGATTATACTGGCATATCAACTTCTGGTGCAATCTATGCATTTGAAGATTCCTCAAATGCCATAAAAGGAGATAGTTCTAATTTTTCTGCAGGTATCAATACTTCCTTTAGTGGAATAACAACTAATCCAACTGGAACTAAGTTAATTGATTTGGGAGTTAACTTCTCAAATGGGTTATCTAGTTCAGAGATAAATAAAGGATCAGGGGAAATTGTTTATTTAGACAACAGACCTTTGATTGCTCGTAATGAGAGACAAAAAGAAGACGTCAAAATCATCCTGGAATTCTAAAGAAAAATGCCACAAAAGACTAACTTAAATATAAGTCCTTATTATGATGATTTTGATAAGGCAGATAACTTTTATAAGGTACTGTTTAAACCTGGATTTCCAGTTCAAGCAAGAGAACTAACAAGTCTTCAGTCTATATTACAAAATCAATTAGAATCATTTGGAAGCCATATCTTCAAAGAAGGATCTATGGTTATACCTGGTGGGGTTACGTATGATAGTACTTACTTTTCAGTAAAGGTAAACCCAGATCATTTAGGTATTGATGTTACAATATATTTGGATGCGTTAGTAAATAATAATAACGGTAAGGGTACTAAAGTTAGAGGGCAAAATTCTCAAATAGTTGGTACTATTAAAAATTACATCTTACCTCCAGATGAAGGTGTTGATGATATTACTCTTTTTGTAAAATATAACGAGTCTGGAATAAATTCAATAAGTGAAATGTTCCCTAGTGAGGAAATTTTAACACTTGAAGAGAATATTACTTATGGAAATACCACACTAAATGCTGGTGAAACAATCTTAACTGTATTGACAGAAGATCCTAGTAATATTGGATCTGCTGTTGGTGTTGATAATGGTGTATATTTTATAAGAGGAACTTTTGTAGATGTCACTAAAGATATTATAGTATTAGAACCATATTCTAATAAACCATCATATAGGGTTGGACTTGAGATATCCGAAACTGTAATTAATGCAAATGATGACGATTCTCTAAATGATAATGCTAAAGGATTCACTAACTATGCTGCACCAGGTGCAGATAGGTTTAAAATAAGTGTTA